AACGTAGTCACGGATACCAAACCCCTGTCCTTTAGCACCTTCTCCAGGCATCCACTTTCCAGATCTCCACTCAGCCCAGTCACCTACGTCAACTCCAGGCCATTCACGATATACCCACATTGTTCCAGTCTCATCCATTGCAATCCAGCACATGAACCAATTCTTCGATCCAGCAGGGTCGATTACATGATACTTTGTGACGTTGTTTTTAGGAATCTTCTCAGGATCAATCACATTCACAACCTTGTTGAATTTAGGAAATTTAGTAGCGTGTGACTTCATTGGCACACCGTATGCGCGGATTAGAATCTCCTCGCGCGTCCTGCCTTTTAGCGTTTCTTTAATCCGTTCATATCCACCAAAGGCGTTGTCCTGAGAGTGGAAGTAATGCACGGAAGCATTTAACTTCTTGGATCGCTGGACATACGGAACAAGTTCGTTATTAAGTAGTTCAGCTTCACGGCTTTCAACAGTTGTTGCTCCATCAAGATACTCCTTGATAACTTCAGTCCACCCATCAATAGGAGTAAATGTGACAAGCATCTTGGAGTTACGAGTAGCAAGTCGGAATCGGAGGGTATTTATAAGTTCAGGGCCAAGAAGATACTCGTCCAGCCACACACCGATATTATGCCATACTGGATTCCTAGATCCAAGCTCCGCACCCTCTAGGATTGTTGGGTTGTTTTGATACTGTGAATACGTCTTAAAGATGATCTGGGAGCCATTTGGCAGGATTAACGATGAATCAGTAAAGCCTGTTTTCTTCTTGTAGGAGATGTATGCACTTGCGCTTGTGAACTTAGTCTTCAGATACTCTGGTAACCATGCCCAGACTGCGCTTTGTTGCTGACGAATCGAAACCTCGGACGTTTGCGCGAAGCAGAATATCTCGGAGTTAGGGTTCTCCACGGCAGCACGAACAACGGAGAACGCGCCCCACTGAGTTTTTCCTGACCTGTTACCTCCGAGTGCTAGGATTTCATTAACCTCATGTAGTTGTTCTTCAGCTTTTGTCCAGTGAGGCAATCGAAACCCATACTCATACGGGTCTTTCTCAGCATTCTCAATCGCTTCGTGGTAGATGCGATGGATAGACAACACCTCTTCTGGAGTCATCTGAATCAACTCTTCATCCGTTGGAGGAGTTAGTATTTGATGTGGTCTCCAAATCATAGTAACTCAGCTTCGATTACCTTACCTTTGGCAATACGCGATCTTGCCTCGTTAATGAGGTTTGCAGCGTCATCTAGGCTTGCTCCTTTGCGATGCTCCACAACTGTGGTTGCCATACCTGTAAGCTGTGCTGCCTTGTCGGTAAGGATGCCTACAGTAATCGCCAGCTTCTCAGGAGAAATCTTGGCAAGACTATCTGGATCGTCAAATAGCTGTGTGGCTTTCTCAAACAGCAAGTCAGTGTATTCCTGCGCGGCAATAGCGTAACGCATAGAAAACTCCTTCCGCTTTGTCTCAAGTGTGTCGTTATGCCTCCATTCAAGCATACGAATAGTCTCTCTACTCGCGCCTGTTTTCTTGCATATTTCAGTAAGTCTAGCTCCTTGAGATAATAGAAACAATGCCAACGCTGCCTTATGTGGGGCGTAATGCTCGATGTTATTGCGTGGCAACAACTTCGCACGTTCTCGCACCTCAAGAAACCACTCGCTTTTATCTGGGCGGTCATCGTAGTGATTGTCTTTTATTTTCTGGAGTTGTTCTTCGTTCATGGGAATTATTCCTTAACTGAAGGAATTAAACTCTATTCCTGTTCTAAGTTCAAGCCTTCTTTTTTGCTGAATTCTTTTGCCATTTTTACTAACTCAGCAGAAAAGTCTGGATCGCTAGATGCTTGATATGCTAATGCTGTTATTCCAGTTCTTGTTAAGAACATCTCTTTTGCCATTTTGTTGTATGCTGCATTAACACCTCCAGGAAGAGAATTTCTTGCAAGTGCGCTTCTTAGCATTGGAAACGATCTTTCATTAGATAGCATTGCAGTTACAAGCCTATTTTTAACAGATTCAGTCACTTTACCAATAGGAAGCCCCAATGTTGCTCCCTTATCGCTTAAAAACATTCTTGGCGTGAATCCAGGCGTTGCCTTAGTAGTAATAGCATTTGCTTGATATGCTTTTGCCATATCATATAATCGCATTGCTTCTTCTTCTCCAAGAACAACTTTTATTTTTTTGCCTAATTCAGAAACGCCTCCTCCTGCTGTTTCAAAATCAGATATGACTTTATCAGCATCAAACAATTTTTCAAATGGAGCATTTACAGTTGGCTCTCCACCAGGATAATTTCGTAGTAAATTTCTTTTAAAATCACCTTTGAAAAGATTTCTTGATTCTGGTGATGCCTTACTTAATTGCGTCATAATTGCTTCAGCATTGGCAATGGTGCTTTCTGGAGATGAAGAAAGTAATAACTTAGAAAGAGTATCTGCATCAATATCTTTAAAGTCACCTTTTTTTGCAAGCCTAAATATTTCACTTCTTACTAGTGATTCCTCCTGTTGTTGCAATACATTTCTTTTAATTATGTTAGCAGCAACTGCGTCTCTAGCATCTTTACCAAGAGCACCAGATAATTCATTTAAGTCAGTAAGAGTCATATTTGGGACATCTGACTGCCTTAATACTCTTAATTGATCATTCAAGCTATCCATCCCTCTTGCTACTGATTCTGATTCACTTCCATATAATGATTCAAGCATTTGTGGATCATAGTCAAGTCTAGGTGCGCCTTTCCTTACCTCTTTTCTAAGATTATTAAGATACTGCTCGCCCATCATTTCTTGCAATTTACTTGCAACGCCAGCCTGTGCAGGATTGTCTATTTCAAGTTGTTTTGCTGCTTGAAGAACTCTATTGATTGTGAATGGTTCTTTTATTGCTGCACTAGCAATATCTCTATTTGTTGTTGATTGTTCACCCGCAGCTTCTTTTAATATCCCTCCAAGAGTATTTTTTTCAAATGCTCCTCTTCTTTGAACTAATTCAGTCGCAGTTTGAAATTCGTTTCCAAGATTTTTTCTTGTTCCATCTGCATAAGTTACATTTACTTGATCATAAACATTTCTTCTTAATTTTGATAATTCATTAGAAAAACGCATAGATAAAACATCTGTAGTTGTTCCTCCAACAGCATTATCTGGTCTTGCATCATTAAATGCCTTAATGTAATCATCAAAATCCCTAAAATTTAAAGGTCTTTTTATCTGTCTAAGTCTATTTTCTACAGTATTTATAGCAGATTCATTAAATGCTCCAGATGGATTTATTTCTTTTTTTATTTTAGATACTTCTTTAAGAAGAGTATCTGGACTTATTAAAAATCCAGCATCATCAGCTACTTGTGCCAAGAAATCATATTGTTCTTTTGTTGATTTTATTGATTGCTCTTCAGCACTTGAAATTGTATCTCTTATAAATGTCCCAAGATTATCAGCATTTACTTTAGCATTATCAGTTACTAATCTTGAAATTGCACCTTCAACAATATTCGTATTTGTTTTATTGTTTTGTGCAATGCTATTAACAAGTGCTTTTTGTTGTGCTTCTTTTTGAATAGCAATACTTGCATAATTTACAGGATTAACTGGAATTTCGCTTACATAATCTCTAAGTAATCCAGTAATTGCTTCTTGTGATTGTTGCGCTGCTGAAGTAATATTAGATCCTGAATATGCACCAGCAAGCTCAGACTGCGATCTCATACCTTCCTGCCCTGCTATTCTTGCACCAAGAGGAACTTGTATTTGTCTGACTGGTCTACCTTGAGAAGCAGCTAGTTTTTCTTCTCTAGCTGCAAGTCTTCCTACTGATTCATCAAGATTTCTAACAAACTCATTTCCAAAATCACTTTTAATTCTTGATGCTCTAACTGCTGGGATAGCAAAGTCAGTTCCTACTCCAATCGCAACTCCGATACCTGCTTCAGTTCCGCGCCTCATAATGCTTTCACCTACTTTTTGAGGCATCCCAAGTGAAGCTCTTGTGATTGAATCTGCAATAGGGCCAAGGGTAGCTCTTGTAGCTCCAGCGGCAAGGTTTCCCGCCATTGGACTTCTTGTTGCAACGGTAGTTGTTATTCCTGCTGCGATTTCGGCTGCCGTAAGTGGGCCTTCAACAGCAAGCATACCCGCTGTTCCAGCAAGACCCTGATCAAGTGTTGTGAATACGCTTCCATCTTTGTTTTTAATTAAAAACTCAGTATTCCCACCAACAGAAATTGGAGTAATATTTGCATCTGGATATTTTAGTTTTATGTATTCAGCTTCTGATTCAGGAGTTGGTAATGCACCAATACCAGCCCTAACTCCAGCAGGTAATTGTTCAGATTGTCTACCTCCAGCACTAAGTGGCGTTTTATAAAGTTCTGCGATAATTTCACGTTGTCTTATTGATTGCTCAACAGGAGATGACTGATTTTGATTTAATGAAGTAATACCAGGCATACCAGCCATTCCAGAATTACTAAACGGAGCAGATATTGGCTTTCTTAATTCTTCTCCAAGTTTTTGGATTCTTTCTAGATTAGGTTTTTCTTCCTTCTCTTTAAGTAAATCATATTGATTTTGCTTGCGATTTAACAAATCGGTTAATTTAACTGCCTTGTCAGCAAGTTGTTTCGCCAATTCAATATTACCAGTTTTTTTTGCTTCGGCAAGTTGTGAAAAAGCTTCTTTACGAGATGAAAATATATTTTTTATATCATCATAAGCAATAGATACCTCTTTAGATAAGTCAATATTTGGTGATTGTTCTTCGGCCATTTAGTTATTTTTTAGTTGAAAATTCCTCAATTAATTGTCGCTCTTCTGTGGTTAATTCCAATCCGCTACTTGGATTGACTGATGGAGTTGCACTTCTTGATTTAATTTCACCTTGTTCATCCAAATACTCAGTAGGTGCATTTCCCATGGCTTGGCTAAATTGTGATTGAGTAATTTCACCTTTATCTAGTTTAGATTTAAGCACTCGTTCTGATCCATAAACAAGATCATGCTGAAGATTCTTTAATCTGACTAATTCACGCTTAAAGGCTGCTGGACTTTGAGCATTTCTAAGGGCTGTTACAGAAGTCCGTAAAACTGACATATCTTTATCAGATACATTGCCAAGTGCTGCGCCAGTAGGATTATTCGCCCTCATTTCTTGAATTCCAGAAAGTGTAAGCGTAGAATTGACTCGATCAATAATATCTTTAGTTTCAGCTTGTTGAGTAGCGGGAATTTGTTCAGCAACCATTCGACCAGCAGCCCCAAGAACTCCAGGAGTCATTGATTCTGAAGCTTTCTCAAGCAAATTAAGGTCCTGCATGAGACCCATGGCTTTGTCAACTTTTGCATCTTCAGCTCTTTGTGCTTGAACGGCTTTTCCACCAACTCCAGCACCTTGTCTATAAGTTGTGCTTCCATCTGGATTTATTGTAAACTCAGTTCCAGAAGTAGGTCTAATTGGATAAAATTTTCCTGTGCTACTCATTTGTCCAGGAACACCACCATATGGTGCTGATTCCTCAGCAGTTGCAGGACGGAATGTTTCTACTGCTTGAACTTCATCCGAAACAACTCTAGACTTTAATTGTGGAATAGGTTTTGGTAATGCTATACTTGCTGGTGGTTCTCCAGGAACTTGCCTTGCTTGTCTTGGGTCTAAAGCTATGCTAGAATCTATAGCCGATGGGCTAATTGGTGTAGTTCCTTCTGGTGGAGGCAATAACATTGGAGCCCCATCTGGCCCAGTTATCATTGGTGGAGATTCACCTACTCCTCCATAAAATGGGAGAGCTAATCCAGCATCAATCGCACTTGCCGCAGACTGTCCCGAACCAGAAGAATAAACTTCTACAGCTTCTCCTTTTGCATAGGCATCTAAATTTGTAATAAGATTAAAGTTTTCATCATAAAGTTGCCCATCGCTACCTCTTTGCGTGCCTTGTAGTTCACCAGATCCATATTTGTATGGTTCTCTTTTATATGTACGCAGTTCAGGCAAAGGTGGTGCATTTCTTGCATTAACCTGCGCTCTCTGAATAGCATTTGCCTGACTTTGATCAAATCGACCAAAGACATTAGGGATCATTGCTTTGCCTTCATCTAGTAGTGCAGCTTTCTCAATAGGACTAAGATTAGGATCATTATATGCATCTAGGAATGGTCTAAGCGTTTTTTCTACTCCAGCAATCTCATAGGAACTACCAAGAGTGATTGCTGCCTCGATAGACTTAGCCGATGCTTTGTTATAAGCATCTACTTTCTTTTGTTCTTTCTTGGCTTCTCCATAGCCTTCAATAGCTCGACTAATATTCTGTCCAAGACTAGTAATACCCTGCGCTTGCATTTCAGCAGCGCGAGTAAACCCACTATAATCCTGTTTAAACGATTCAGGATTGATTCCTGACCCAAGCATTTGTCCACTTCCGTAAGTTGCCATAATATTTTATCCTTATTTGCCAAATATTCCACCTTGTCCAAATGCGGCACCACCAATGCTTCCTAATGCACTCATCATTCCAGCACTTTGTGCAGCTTTGGCTTGTGCATTAGCTGATTGTGCAGCTAGTTGATTTGATCGTTGAGCAGCACCAAGGTTCAATCCAACAGATGTATCAAACAACTGAGGAGTTCCAGAGCCAATAGCACCTAATCCAGTTTGCAAGAAGTTCTGCCCTTGTTGATACGATATTGGCGCAGAGCTTAGAAGGTTAAGTCCAGGCTGCGTGTAGAATCCTTGTGAAAGATTATACGAGTTCTGTGCTGCCTGTGCTGCCTCCATTCTTTTCCTAGCAAGCATATCCTCTCGACCCATTACTTCCGATGCGATTGCGGCATTGCCACCAATTCTACCAGCGGCAGATGCACCTTCTCTAGCAGCTTGTTGGTAACTGCGTTGCTCTTGCGGGTTTAGTGATTGCGAGGACGCGTACGCCCGTCTAGCCTCTGCATCAGCATTTTGAACTGCGTATGCCTG